TCCGTTGATGGACACCCCCATAGAGTGAGCGTGCCCTCACTAACACCTGCGCAGCTTGCGGGGCTGGCCTCAGTGCTGCCGACCATGACCTCCGCTGAGAAGCTGGAGCTATTCTCTGAGCTTGAGGAGTATGAGCATCGAGTAGCAAAGAAGAAAGCTCAGAACTCCCTGCTTGGTTTTGCACACCATGTCTATCCGGGGTTCAAAGAAGGCGCACATCATCGCGCTATTGCCAAGGTGCTGGAGGAGGTATTAGCAGGCACAAAGAACAGGGTGATAATTAACATGGCACCTCGTTTCGGCAAGAGCGAGATTACGTCATTCCTCTTGCCAGCTTACTTTCTAGGCAAGTATCCTGCTGAGAAGATCATCATGGCCACGCATACCGCGTCGCTCTCAGAGGACTATGGTAGGCGTGTGCGTAACCTGTTGCAGTCAGAGGAGTACAAAGCGCTATTTCCTGGAACCTCTGTGGCGTTCGATGCCAAGGCCGCAGGGAAGTGGTCAACTACCGCGGGGGGTACTTACTACGCTGCTGGTGTTGGCGGCGCACTGGCAGGGCGTGGCGCTACGCTGTTCGTGATTGATGATGCGCACTCAGAGCAGGACTTTAAGAACAACTCTAAAGCGGCGTTTGAGTCAGCATGGAGCTGGTTCCAGACTGGGCCTCTTCAGCGGCTTATGCCGAATGGAAAAATGGTTGTGCTCATGACACGCTGGGGAACCTCTGACCTAACGGGGAAGCTGTTGGACTACAGCATGCGCAACCCAGGGTCAGACCAATGGGATCTGATAGAGCTGCCAGCAATACTGCATGAGGGCACGCCACAGGAACGGTCACTGTGGCCTGAGCAGTGGCCGTTGGAGATCCTACAAGTCAAGAAGGCTAGTATGGACCCACATTACTGGAATGCTCAGTACATGCAGGCCCCCACCAGTGAGGAAGGGGCTATCGTTAAACGTGAGTGGTGGATGCCCTGGACGAAGGCCAAGCCCCCTACGTGTGAGTACATCATAGGGGCGCTTGATGCCGCTGCGGAGGCGCATAACAAGGCTGACTACACGTCCCTGACAGTCTGGGGTATCTTCGACCATCCCGATGCTAAGGGGGAGATGCGCTCTAACATAATCCTGCTGGAGTCCATCCGTGAGCGCTTGGAGTTCCCGGACTTGAAACTGATGGCGCTGACGGCATATACAGAGTGGGAGATGGACGACTTCATAGTTGAAAAGAAGTCTAGCGGGACGCCACTATTCCAGGAGCTGCGTGCAATTGGAGTACCTGTTAGCGAATTCACTCCACACAGGGGGACAGGGAACAAGCTAGCTAGACTAAACGCAGTGTCGGACATTATAAAGTCCGGGCTGGTATGGTATCCTGAGGGGGTTCGCTGGGCAGCGCAGGTGCTCGACGAGGTTGCATCGTTCCCCAATGGAGACAATGACGACGTTGTTGATACAATGACAATGGCGTTGATGCGGTTCCGTAACGGTGGGTTTATAAGGCTGCCAAGTGACTATGATAGTGCAGATGAAGCCTTTGTTCCGCCACGTATTGCAGCGTATTATTAGGGGATTAAGCTATGTCTGTTAGCAAACAGTCAAAGATCATGAAGCAGAGTAAGCAGTCCCCACAGCCTAAAACGCAAGTGGCCATGGGGAGGGGGTCGCTCCTGAAGCGCCTTACAGCGCAGACTGGCAGCGCGGCGATGGCCACAGGGATACTCAAGAAGCGGGGGGACATGAACGCTGACGGCAGTCTGACGGCGCACGGTGCAGCGCGTAACCTCATGACGGCTGAGGAGAGAGCGTTAGATAGATCCGCTAAGCGCTATGGTAAGCCGACAACAAGTTTTGAATACAATCCACGCACAAATAGTGCAAACCTAAAAGGTTAGATGATGTTTGATAAATCTACAAACCAGGCCCCGCAGGGCATAGCTATAGCAGCACAGTCAGAGGAGCCTATAGACATTACGATAGAGCTACCGGAGGATACAAGTGTAGAGGTTGATTTTGGGGACAGTGAGTCGCCCCCTACGTTTTTGTCAAACCTGGCTGAGCACATTGACCATGACGAGCTATCACGCATTGGAGACGAGATATGTGACGACTATGAGTCGGACTTGGCGTCTCGCTCGGAGTGGGAGAAGACCTATAAGGACGGGCTAGGGCTGCTTGGGCTTACGATAGAGGATAGGTCAGAGCCTTGGAGTGGGGCGTGCGGCGTGTTTCACCCGCTGCTTGCGGAGGCTGTAGTACGTTTTCAGGCGGAGTCGATAACGGAGACGTTCCCCGCGCAAGGGCCAGTGCTCACAAAGATACTTGGTAAGACCGATAAAGTTAAAGAGGATGCTGCGGAGCGGGTGAAAGTTGATATGAACTATCAACTGACTGAGGTTATGTCAGAGTTTAGGCCAGAGCATGAGCGACTGCTATGGAACGTCGGCGTAGCAGGATCAGCTTTTAAGAAAGTGTACTATGATCAGTCGCTCGGGCGGCCAACATCGGTGTTCGTAGGGGCTGAGGACTTGATAGTAAGTTACGGGGCCTCTGATCTGTACACAGCGCAGCGTGTGACGTACCGTATGAAGAAAACGGAGAACGACTATAAGCGCTTGGTATCCTCCGGGTTCTATATTGACGCTGATTTAGGTGACCCACAGGCCGACCAGAATGAGCTGGACAAAGAAAAGGACAAGCTGACGGGTATGGATGGCGGCGATGATGACCGTTACACGTTCCTTGAGTGTCAGGTTGACTTGGATATTAAGGGGTTTGAAGATGCTAGTGGGCTGCCTGTGCCCTATGTATTACATCTGGATAAAAATACCCGAAAAGTACTGGCTGTGTATCGTAACTGGCGTGAAAAGGATGCGCTTAAGAAGAAACGCCAGCATTTTGTGCATTATGGGTACGTTCCGGGGTTCGGATTCTACTATTTCGGGCTAATTCACCTAGTTGGCGGGTTCGCCAGCAGTGCTACGAGCATGGTGCGGCAGTTGGTGGATGCTGGAACGCTTTCTAACCTGCCGGGCGGTCTTAAATCCCGTGGGTTGCGTATAAAAGGTGATGACACCCCAATATCTCCAGGGGAATGGCGCGATGTTGATGTACCCGGTGGCGTTATACGGGACAATATCCTCCCGCTGCCGTATAAAGAGCCTTCCGCCACGCTATACCAGCTATACAAAGACGTTGTGGAGGAGGGCCGTAGGTTTGCTAACACGTCCGACGCAGATGTCTCTGACATGGGCAAGGAAGCCCCAGTAGGGACTACGCTGGCGCTGTTAGAGCGCGCTCTCAAGTCTAGCAACGCAGTGCAAGCGCGGATACACGCAGCCATGAAGCAAGAGCTTAAGCTGTTGAAAGAGCTATTTGCCGAGACAGCCCCTAGCCAGTACGACTATGACGTAGACGGGGATCGCAAGGCCATGCGGGCGGACTATGCGATGGTGGATGTAGTCCCGGTTAGTGACCCCCACGCAGCGACTATGAGCCAGCGCGTGGTGCAGTATGAGGCGGCGCTTCGTCTCAGCGCAACGGCCCCCCAGATTTACAACCTGCCGTTTATGCACGCGCAGATGCTTACTGTGCTTGGGATCAAGGACGTAGATAAGTGCATCCCCACCGCCAAGGAGCTTGTCCCTGTTGATCCTGTTATGGAAAACATGAACCTGTTTAATGGGGTGCCTGTTAAAGCGTTCCTCAACCAGGACCATGAGGCGCACCTTGGGGTGCATACCAACGCTATGCAAGACCCGTTAATGATGCAGGTTATGGGGCAGAACCCGCAGGCACAGAAAATATTGGCGTCCGCCCAAGCTCATATTGCTGAGCATCTGGGGTTCCAGTACCGCGTAGAGCTGGAGCGCGTTAGTGGGAGGCAGTTCCCCCCACCGGGGGCTCCTATGACCCCAGAGGACGAAGTCCAGATATCAAGAGGTATGCTGCAAGCAGCGCAGGCGCTTCTGGCGCAGAGCAAGCAGCGAGCAGCGCAGCAACAGGCGCAGCAGGACGCACAAGACCCAGTAGTGCAGGCGCAGCAGATGGAGGTCGAGATCAAGAGGGCTGAGGTAGAGCGTAAGGCTAAGAAAGATGAAGCTGATATAGCTACTGAGAACAGGCGGTTAGACATTATGGAGAAGCAGATCGATAGTCAGCAGGAGACTACAGCGTTCCAGTCCATGAGCAGCGCACTAACACAAGCTAAGTTGCAAGAGTCTAAAGCTGAGCACGGCATTGCTAGTACGCATGTTCAAAATAACCATACGCTTGCTAACTCAATGCTAGGACATATGATGGCTGGGCAGAAGAACTCGGCAAATAACGGAGCCTCAGGAGAATGAGCACGTCATTTATAGGGTTTAACAATAGGCATCTTGGCAATTTGAGAGAGCTTATTGACGAGATGGGGCGCTACTTGGCCTCGGGTGGGTGTAAGGACTTCGTAGAGTATAAGTATGTCTCTGGGAAGTTGGAGGGGCTAGTAATTGCTGAACGCTTGTTACTAGAATTGATTGATTTAGCGGAGGGATCTTAGATGAGTGTTAAAGAGGTTGTAACGGAGGAACAGCTAGGGGCGTCAATGCCCGTGGCTGTGGGCTATAAGATTCTGGTAGCGTTGCCACGGATTGAAG